GTACTAGGGACAGACTACGACTATGACTTCCCTGATAGCACAACGGTTCGTATCACTTCTAATGCAGCGCAAAACTTAAAGATTAGGGTAGTATAATTATGAGCAAAGCAAGAGACTTAGCAGATTTTATATCTTCAGGCGGCATACTATCTGACGGGGTAATTAGCGTTTCTGAGATTAGTGACCTAACAGCCACGGCTGCAGAGCTTAACACGTTAGATGGCATTACCGCTACTACCTCAGAGCTTAACGGTGTGGCAGGTATTAACACAAACGTACAAACTCAGTTGGACTTAAAGGCTAATACGTCTTCATTAAACACAGTGGCAACGTCTGGTGCTTACGCAGATTTGTCTGGCACACCCACGCTAGGCACGGCGGCTGCGCTCGACGTAGGGACAGGCGCAAACAACATTCCACAACTTAACGGATCGGGTCAGTTACCTGCGGTAGACGGCTCGGCACTAACAGGCATCCAAGGTTTTTCTTATGCCTCAACTGTCGCTTTCAGCGATGATTATTAAGGAGAATAAACATGGCTGATACACTGGCAGAAATTTACAACGATACGTTGGTTGAAAGCGACTTCACGAGTGGTGAAGCGACAATCATTACTACGAATTCTAGCACTGCGCATGTGATTAAGAATGTGCAGATTGTTGAAGGGGATTCAACTCTCAAAGTGAACGGCACACTAGACGTTAATGGCTTTGATATTGTTGGCCTAACAGCAAACTCTAGCGGCTCAGAAATTATTGCGCCAAGTTCTACAGTTAAGGTAAAGACAAGCGCATTTCCTCTTGAATACATAGACTACGAAATAGCAATTCAAACAGGTTCTACGAACTATAGTTCAAATATTTTGCCAACTGCGGGTGGTGTAGAGGTAGAAAGTTTAAGCCCAATTTATGATGCTACAAACTCTATGGTAGAACCTATATCGTTTGATGATGCTGCTCGTATTTTTGCGCCGTATCTCGGGCCAAATGACTACCATTTAATTTGTTGGGATGATCTAAACTCCACTACAGAATTGCGTTTAATTGAAGATAGCACTGGAACAACTATCTTTTCAAACAGCAATAGCTACTCACCAAAATGGTTTGATGGAAAACAGTATGCTTACTGGAATGATGGTACGGGCCTTAGACGTTTAGACTGCTTTGCTGGTACTAGCACACGCATATACACTCAAGATTTTGGCGGCAGAACTACATATCCTAGACTGTTTGGTATTCCAAATAAGTACATATTTATTTGGTCTGAGTACACTGTCGGTACTTCTTATGTGTATAACCTACAAAATGGCACTATGTCTGAGTTTACAACAAATACACCAAGCACAGTTTTTACTCATTTGGACAAGCGTTTCTTTGCAGTAGAACGTAGCGATGGAACTGTAATTATTCTGGTTGTTGACAGTCAAGACACAATCAAGTGGTGGAAATGGACGCCAGGAACTACACTTAACAATAGTACTCCACCAACAACTAACACGTTAAGTTTAGTAGGAAACAAAGAGCATTTTAGAAACTATTCCGCACACCACGGAACAAAAGGTAGTCGTCTTTATTATGTAAATAACGATAGTGAAAAGCTGTCTTACATTGATTTTGAAACTGACACCCCAACAGTTACAAACATTGGGACAACGCAGCTAACAGAAGCCTATGGTATGGACACACAAATTGTTGAACGTACACCAAGTTCAGCAACTATCAGTGGGCGTTCAGGTTATCCAGCACCATCACTAAAACTACGCATGACTGGCGTAACGTCAACGTAAGGAGATTGCTATGGGATTAACACTAAACAGTAATAGCCTTGCGCTTGAAAGTGCGGCTGGTGGCAGTGGATTAAGTCAATCTGACGTTGATGCTCGTATTGTTACAAACACGCCTTGGCAATTTTTAACTAAGATAACGGCTAACTTTACTGCCGAATTGGAATTTACTGAAATACCTGAGAAATATACGACAATTCGTATTGTATATGATGACCTAACTTTTCAAGCAAATTCTTATGCCAGTATTAGATTGTTCTTAGATGGCAATTTGCACACATCCAGTAATTATCAAATGGCTGGTCGAGCATCTGTAAATTCTAGTACAGCAAATGCTTACAATACTCGTAGTGAATTTAGGCCAATAGATAATTATGAGTCTGGTGGCAGTCGGCACATGATGGGCTTTACGGATATTGGCGGTTTGCAACCAGATGCGCATAAACAATTTTTTAGTCGAGTATCTTCTGTTCAGAGCAGTTCACCGACTAACTATGATTTGGGCGGATACATTAATGGTAATCAATCATCAAGGGTAACAGGTTTTAAACTATACCCTAACAGTAACAATTGGATGTCTGGCAGCATCAAAGTTTTTGGGATGAATTAATATGACTATAAGAGATAATTTTCGTCACAAAATGACACCCAGAGGTATGGTTGTTTTTACCGAAGAAGAAGAACTTGCCCGTGATGCAGAAGAACAAGCATGGGCAGATGGTGCTAATGACAGGGCGGCTGCGGCTAACCGTGACAAGCGCAATCAGTTACTTGCTGATAGCGATTGGACACAGATGCCAGACAGTCCGTTGGCTGACGAGGATAAAACTTCTTGGGCAACTTACCGTACAGCTTTGAGAGATTTAACTACACACGAAAACTGGCCTAATCTTGAAGATGCCGATTGGCCTACGGAGCCAACATAGGGCTTGCAAGCTAACCCCATAAGTGCTATACTCTAAATCACAATTTCTAAACGAATTTAGGCACTTATGACAGAAGAAACCACTGAGTTTCGGTCTGTTCTACTACCCCCAAAAGAAGTTCTAAGGCTTTGGCCTACACTTGGACCAGAAATCACTAAAGCCTTAGAACATGGTATCGACGAACTGACCGCTTTCGATGTCTGCAGACAAGCCCTCGACAACAAAATCCAAGTCTGGGCAACCATCGATAGAGACAACAAAATAGTCTGCACCACTACAACCCGCATACTGCCATACGAAAGCACAAAAGTACTGCAGATCATTACTTGCACAGGCAGCGGCAGACAGTGGAAAGAATTTTACGAACAGCATAGGGCCGTAGAAGATTTCGCAAAGGCTAATGGCTGTTCAAGCGTACAGGTTTGGGGCCGCAAAGGTTGGCAGCGTAACCTGAAAAAACTCACAAGTAGATCAGGTCACAAATACGAAACCCTCTACTATGTTTTCAATATGGAGATTTAAATGAAGACCTTAAACCCAATTGGCCCATTTCGGTATCTAAATCCTAGAGCCAGTGGGCTTATCGTTTTTAAAGGCGGCGGCGGTGGTGCCTCTGCAGCGGAAGTCGATTCCAGTGTTGCGGCAGGTACAGCGGCGGTAAACGAAAATACCAATGCTAGAGCGGCAGAAGCTGCAGTGGTTGGCGAAGAGCTTAAAACCAACCAAGGCACTATGCTGAACAATCAGGATGATCTGAAAACTGGTCAGTCTGACATTCGCAGAGACATTGCCAACATTCCACAGACATCAGTTACTACACAGGTAGTCGATACATCTGGCATTGAGAACCGTATTGGTAGCCTAGAGGGTACAACTTCATCTGGGTTTGCTGATGTAGGTGGTCGCTTAGATACAGTGAACAACACACTTGGTGATGTACAAGGTTCTGTTGATACAGGCTTCGCAAGCATGAACCAGAACTTCAATGATATTACTGAAGGTCAGACAGGTATCCAGAATACCCTGACAGACGTTGCAGGCAATATGACTGAACGCTTTGATACAGTAGACAACACTCTGGATACAGGCTTCACGGGCGTTAATGAGAACATCAATACGCAGTTTGATACTCAGAACCAAAACCTCACAGATATGTCTGCTAATATCCTTGGCGGTCAGACTAACCTACAGTCTTACCTAGAGGGTATGTCAGATCGTAACGATACTTATTACGGCGGTTTGGCAGAAGGTCAATCAAACATCATGGGTGAAGTTGGTGGCCTGCAGACAGGTCTTGCAAGCTTCCGTGATGCTTACGATGCAAATACAACCCTTGCTAACCAGACACGTGCTGAATTGCTAGACACAGTTTCTGGTGGCTTCAATCGTACACGTGAAGCGATTGCTGATAACTTCGGTGATACACAGCGTGACATCGCTAGTGTTTCTAGCCAAATTGATCAGCAAGGTCGTCAGGAACAAGCAGGTGAGCAAAGCATTCAGCGTGACTTCACTGCCGCTATCCGTGAGCTTTCTGCAGGTATGAGTGCAGGATCAGAGGATCAAGCTGCAGCACAGCAAGATGTTATTAACCGCATCGACACAGTGAAGCAGGTACTAGCAACGCAGAGTGAGAACCTGCCTGAAGACATTCGTCGTCAGTACACACAGCTTGCTACATCTTTCGATGAAAATGGTCGCCTGATCCGTGAGAGCGTGGATGCACAAGGTTTGGTAACACGTCGTGCAATGGACAATCAAAGTAACGTCCTGTTGGCACAGTTTAACCAACAAGGCGATATGCTTGGGCAAAGTATGTTTAATATGAATTCCTTGCTGAAACAGATGGATCAGCTTGGATATACAGGGATGGGTAGACAACCAGGAGACTTAGCTCCGCAACAATTGGTTAATCGTCGTGCGGCGATTGATAGCGGATTGATGCAGCGGCAAGACCCCTATTTCAACACGTTTGGATAAGTATGCACCCTAAATCAATATCAGACCAAGGCCTGAACCTTATTAAGAAGTTTGAAGGCCTACACAAAGTAGATGGTGACGGTATGGTAGTGCCGTATCGTTGCCCTGCTAATGTTCTTACAATCGGCTACGGTCACACGAAAGGCGTTAAGAAGAACATGCGTATCACTAAGCAAGAGGCAGAAGACCTTTTGCGTGAGGATATGAAAATCTATGAGGCAGAAGTTAAACGCTTAGTAGATGTACCACTTACACAGTTTCAGTTTGATGCCTTGGTATCTTTCGTGTATAATCTAGGTGCAGCTAACTTTAATTCTTCCACACTTCTTAAAAAGCTAAACGCAGGCGATTACGCAGCGGTTCCTGCACAGTTCATGCGTTGGAACAAGGCACGGGTAAACGGTAAGCTACAACCTCTTACAGGTCTTACACGTCGTCGCTCTGCAGAGGCAGCATTGTTCACCTTAGATGCACAGCTACCTAGTGATGATCCTGACGTACCAATGCCACAGAAAGTAGCGGTACAGGATAAGAAACCTCTAACACAATCTAAGACTATGGCAGGCGCAGGTATTGCAGGTGCTGCCACCGCACTAAACGAAGTGTCGGGTCAGCTAGAAGGTTTGGCAGCGTACTCCAGTAGCCTGCAAACAATCTTCTTAATCTGTGCATTGGGCGGCATTGCATTAGCAGCCTACGCACGATGGAAAGATCAAAAGGATGGCGTGGATGTTTAACATCTTTGGCAGAGTGAAAGACCTAATCATTGCGACTTTGGCTATCGCTCTGCCCATCCTCTACATCATAGGACGTATTAAAGGCAAAGAAGCCGAAAAGAACAAAGTCCTGCAGGATGAACTACAGGCCGCTGATCAGGCCAACAGATTTTATAAGGCAATGGCAGAACATGAAAACGATGGTAGCATTGCTGATAGGGACGGTCTTGTTAAGCGGTTGCGCAAAGACGGTCTATAGAACTCAGCTTGAAATATATTGTCCACCTATCACGGTGTTTGACGAAGACTTTAATAACAAACTAGCCGATGAACTAGAAAGCCTACCCTCTGATGCTACTGCAATCCCAGAGGCCCTTTCCAACTACGTGTATCTACGTGACCGTGTACGGCAATGTCAGATTGAAAGGGATGCCCTCTAATGGCGAATACACTTCAACAGTCGATAGCCAACATTTTTACGCCAAACGACGGTACTTCTTACGTTGATGGTGTCCTGACCAGTGATTCTAATAATCAGGCGGTAGACGATAGTAATGCCGTTGTAGGAAATGACGGAAGTATATTCACTTCTAATTCAGATGGCGGCAATAGCGGCAACGCTAATGAAAAGAACACTTTCCAGAAAATAATTGGATACACTACACCTGTAGGAATTATTGGTAAGCTTGCGGGTTGGGCTAATGGCTTGTCCGACGACGATGCATCTAAAAAGTACGGCGATATGACCGTATATACCAATGAAAAGGGAATGAACTACGCCTACAATGCGCTAGGACTACCTTACGAGATCGCTATTGTTGATGGTCAGGCTGTAGATAAGTTATCCATTAAAGACCCAGAGACAGGACTAACAGGTTACCAAAAGCTTGCACAGCAAGCCCGTGAAAACGGTGATAATGAGACTGCCGCCGCTATTGAGCAAGAGGCTGCACAGAACGCAGGTGAAGTAGAAGGTAGCGGCATTTCTAAAGACGCTATCCTGCAGATGATCCGTGACTCAGGTGTTGCACAATCTACGCAAGATATCGAAGCAATGGTTGCCGATCCTAAAGGCTTCCTAGATGCCCGTGGGATTAACCTATCCGATGTCATCCCTAATCTTGATCCTGAGACTGCAGGCACACTGCTAGACCCTAGCAACCCTAACTACATGCTAAGTGACTTGGGTGATTACACAGCATCATTGGTTACTGGTGTTGATCCCGTATCTAACCCTACAGCGGTTGATCCACAGACGTACAACACTGCGACAACATCTGATCGCATGGATAACCCACAGTACAATGTTGATCCTGCCACAGGACAAATTCGTGATGCTAACCTAGTAGATGCAAGCG